TAAGATGCCCCAAACAAACCGCTTAACTGTCAGCGCCCGTCATGATGTAACCCGCACCGGTGAATTGGTACTCTTCAATCAAGTTGGTTCTGACCCTGACCTTGGTTTTTCTCCTGTCCCAATCGTAATTTTCCTCGATCACGAAAGGCACGGGCGCGTCATCTTCCCATTGGAAAGTACGTCCCAGAACCGGAGATTTCAAGTCACTTGCAGAAGCGCCGAAAGTGTTCTCACTCATTCCGGGTGTTTTTGCAAGAAGGACATAGCCAGTTGTCCAGACATTTGACAATGAAAAAGATTGACCTTTCTTTGCGGTGTCTTTTTGCGCTCCTGAAACGAGCACTTGATCAACCTCAAAATAAGCCGCCATCATTTCCATTTTTTGCTGAATCGACAAAGTTTGAAACGCGCCGGTGTATTGGAACGTGTCCAAAATTTCAGCCGTCAATGTCAAATAATCCCAGGTTGTCCAGTTCATAGCGACAACATTAGGAAGCAAGCCAGCTGCAGCCCTCATTGCCCGCTTTCCGGTTTTGATATCAGCCAGAGGTGTCGCCGTTGCCGACGTGCTCCAAGCGGTCGCAACGGCACCGTTTGAAAGGTCCGTCACGTTGACCTTTGCCGCACAACGTATTTCATGATTCAGCATCATTCCAGATAACGCCCTCTTGACTGCGACCTCTGAGAGATCGAAAAACCTGGAATAAAGTTTTTTCTCTGAATCTTCGACGGTTTCAACGCGGCCCCTGTCCTTACATGAGTAAGTTCCAGTTTCCCATTGATAATCGTCCTCGTTGTAAGTCCCGTCAGCTCCCCGTAAATCGTCAACGACTTTCAAAAATGCCTCAATCGGCAAGACCGGGTAGTCGGCTGATTTATCTGGAACAGGGAAAAAAGGAAACAGATTCGCGCCGACATAACCCTGCGCGGCTGCATCCATAATGTATTCATACGCCAGTTGAGCTAAATCCGGGCGCTGAATCGTGGTTGAACTAGTAGGTGATCCACCCATTTTTTAGCCCTCCATTATGATGTTAAAAGGACACCTGTATATTCCAGCCACATAGCCGTGCAATACATTTTATCCGTTGTGTGTGCAACAGGGGTCAAACCGATTGTAATAGTCTGACTTCCCGCACCGATATCGGCATTTCCGAGAGTTGCAATTTTCTCCGCGTAGGTTGCGGTTTGGTTCGTGGTCGTGGTATCAACGACTTTTGTATCTCCCTCGTTGATAAACCAGTCAACCGTAAATCCTACCGCGTCCGTTGTGGATTCAGAAGCAATACGACAATGAAAAACGATGTCGGCTGTAATATCGATATTAGGCGGGATTATTGCCTGTGTAACGATTTGAAGAACCTCACCACTCGCCCAATTAAGGCGCTGGACTCCATCAGTTGCAGCGTTCGCGGCCTCAAGGATTGGAACCGTATCACTTCCGAATACACCTCCATTCGCTACAATGTTGCCTACATCGAAGTTTGAGGTTATCCGCCAGGTGTTAATTGGAAGCGGGATCAAATGTTGCGCCGTCAGCGCTTGCCAGTAATGTTCCTTATTCGTTGCCTCAAGAGTCACTGCTGATGTTTGCCCGCTGGCGTCTGCATAAGAAACTGTTGCTGCAGTGGTTGAAAGAACCGCGAAGCCTATTGCCTCCACAATGTCACCGGAAGCCGTCGCAGCCTCAAGAGCCAAGGCAATAGCAGAACCGCTCGATGTATCCTGAACCGTTCCACTGTCTCCGCCATACAGGGTTGCATTGACTGCGAACGCTTCGTTTGCTGTGTATTCATAGGTCCCGGTTGCATTCAACGGCTGAATCGCTACCGCGTCACCTGATGCCGTGTTATAGTTCCCAGTCACTCCAATATGTTGTTCACCTGAATCAGCATAAACAACTTGAGGAGGGCTTGAAGTTGTGCCCGACTTGATTTTTACCCGGCGTTTGTGAATTAACGCTTCGCCAGCGGTAAAGGTTGGAAATTCGCTCCAGCTCATTATTTTTCCCCCTTGTTATAGGCATCAAGGTACTTCTGATGCAGTTCAGGATTTGAGATCTTAACCGCTTTCATGGCCTCTCCCTCGGTTTTGCCTTCAGCGACAAGTTTTGAAACGGCGGCATTATATTCAGCTACCGGGTTTTTTGCCTCTTCGCCTTCAGGCGCTTTTGCTTCGGCTGGCGCGGCTGGATCAAGCGGTTTTTCAAGGTCGCCTTCCATTTTAGCAGCCAGTTCTTTTCGGCTTGCTGCTTCAGTCCTCAGATATTCAGCGGCCGCTTTTTCAACTGACCAGTCCTCAGTCTTGGCCTTTGCCGTGAATTCGCCAGGCATCGACAAGTCTTCAATGCCATTAATTCTTGCGCGTTCTGCGAGAATCCCGGCGGCCTTGCCTTCTGCCGTGTGTGTTTCTTTAGAAACCTTTTCGCCTTCCGCTTTTCCGCGATCATAAACCGCCTTATAAACGTCCGGAAATTCGGCTTCAAGTTTTGTAATATCCATAGAGTTGTCCCCCTGTTGGATGTTAGAAAATGCCGGACGTCCCGGCGTGGAAAAAACTGTTGTTTGTTGGCTGTACTTTTCAATCAGTTGGTTCAGAGTAGAAAATCCCTTCGCATATCCGTTGTCAATTCCATCTTGACCGATGTAGACCCTTGATTGTTGCGCGTCGATTTCTTCAAACGATTTTCCGAGCCCCTTCGCAGCCGCTTCGACAAAAATGGAGTGCAGTTTATCGACTGATTCGGTAAAGACAAGTTTTGCTTTGTCGTCATATGGTCTTGTATCTGTGCCCGCATCTTTTAAGTCCCCCTTTGCAACTGATGTTCTAATTTCACCAAAAAATTCTTTGTACCAGATCCGGTTGTCCACATGTTCAGCTACAACTCCGATTGATCCGGTTTGAGATGTTTTCCCGAGTAAATACCGTTCTTTGGCTGGAAATGTCATCAAAGCACCGGCCGAAGTTGCCATGTCGATGGCTGAAATAAGTTTCTTTTCTTTTGCCAGTTCGTAGAACATTTCCTCTGTTTCAAAAGCCTGTCTTACGGTTCCGCCCGGTGTGCTTAGATATTGGATAACGGTATCAACGTCAGCGTCTATCAACTCAATAATTGCATCCTGGATATCGCCGTAACCAACTGAAAAATACCAATCTCGGCCCGGTCTGATCGGCCCATCAATTGACAAGACAGCAACCCTGCCATGATATTCGATCAACGGGTTTTTTTCTTCTGTGATCAACCCGGATCGCATCAAACCCTCAAGCCCATTCTTGATATGTTCCATTTCAGGGGCAAAGAATTGACGCTGATCGAAAAACGGGGCAAGCATCAGAAAGTCTGAAAAATTGATTAGTTCGGGTTTATTCATCGTCTGCCCCTTCCTTTGGTTCGTTTTCTTCAATCAATTGTTTCGTTTGTTGCGCTACCGCTTCAATCAAGCCTCTTTCCTCTTCCTCTTTCAACTCTTCAAATACTGCGTCCGGGTCCAGTTCTGAGCTTTGTTCAATCAATCCGCGTGTGCTGTTGAACTTTCCGTCCCTGAGAATTGTCATTCCCTTGGCTTCTTTTTCAACATCAAGGCTTGGCATACGTGGCCCGCTGAATTGATGGATTGGATCTCCTAACCAGGCGGCCTTGATTTCTGGATCGTCAAAAAATCCAGGTGCCGTTATATTTCCTGAAGCAACGCCCCAACTCATGAGATATTCCCAGAAAGGAAAAAGGAACTGCAGGATAAATGCTATTCTATTTCTAAGCACCGTCACCCAAAACATAGCGACCTCACCCCGATTCGCTGAATAATTTCGATCCATCCAGAGCAAGATAACGGATTTCGGTATTCCAGAAATTGCACCAATCAAAGAAACAATGTGAGTTTGAAAATCGGTAAAATTGCTATTCGGCTGTTTGCTTTCGAACGGTTCCAGGGTTGCGTCAGTTCCCATAAGGTCAACGATTTGGCCTTTCGTCATATCAATACGAGGGAAACTTGAAGTTGTTCCAGCTGTCTGATTATTTCCAGGAGCACCGCCCATTTTCGGAGCTGTCCCGCCACCCTTCCAGAATGCTGCAAAGATAGATTGTATTTTAGCTGCTTGCAGGACCGATGCTGTTAATTCCTGATGATCGATGATAAGTCCGATTGTCGGAGTCAAGAGGGGAATTCCGCGCAACGCTCCCGGTCTGTCTTGGGCTAGATTTTTGAGTTGGAAAACCTGCCTGATTCCGGTATTTGATCCAAATATTGACCGGCTTGTCCATTGATCAGGATTAAAATAGCCTGAGTCAATCTGACCAAATTTGTCTTTGTTTTTCGTTGTCCAGATTTTTACGGGGATCCCTTCTGCGTTTCTTTGGATGCCTTGATAATAATCGGTATTATTTTCAAGTCCAGTCGGTGTCTGGATTCGTTCAGATTCCAATATCTGCAGAGCAAACGGGAATTTGTGGCCGACTCTCGGTTTCTTTTTTACTGGAAGAGGAAAGCAGTCGCCGCCTTCAAGCATGGATTTGAAAGCTATTCCCTGCAGGTATCCGCCGGAATACATCCTCTCATAGTGGCCGTTTTCACCTTGCCAGAACGCCTTCCAGAAATTTGTAAATTCTTTTTGTTTGGTTTTCTTTGCATCTTCTGAGAGTCCGAGCGTTTCCGCATCAATTGACGAACGGAAAACAAGACCGGACCCTATTGTATGGTCAGACAACCTAGAATTAATCGCGGCACCAAGACCGGACATTGACAGAAACCGGCTAAAATTAATCAGCTTCTGGCGTTCCAGGGTTGTAACTCTTGAATTTGGGCTTGTTAGAAATTGGGTGAAACCATCGAAAGGGCGGTTGCCTGGTCGGGTTGCTTCGTATGCGCCTGAAAGCATTTTTATCTGAACGCGGCTTTGCATTCGTTTCGCGCCCCATCCTGGGAAAACGTTTTGAATTGCTTTATCAAGTCCGCTTTGTTCAATTTTAGGCATCTTGCTTGAACCCTATTTCATACATTTTGATCGCTGTTTCAGATGGTACATATGCATTTGGATAATATTTCTGTAGTATCTTTTCCCAGTTGTCTCTCTCTGCTTGCATCGCTTTTATACTTCCCTTTTGTACTCCGAATTGACCGACAGGGCCCTGATCATAACTATACTGTTGGGCTGTTCTGGCGGTCGATATGTCCGTGTCAATTTGTTTTATAAAACCGACTATTTCCGCCGAAGTGTAGAAGTAACCCATTATAATACCGCATGGGCTGCAAGTTTCCAGGCATCGGATTCAGACTTTGCAAGCCCTGAATGGAGTGGAACACCGTCTTTTTTATCGAGAATACAAAAACGGTTTTTCAGTTTCTCGGATTTGGCGGATTTAAATTTTGCTTGTACAATTTCTTTGTCTGATAAGACTTTGGTTGGAACAACCTTGACGGCTGCTTTCTTTGTGGTCTTTTTGAATGCCATACTAACCCCTGTTTAGGGTTCGACAATTTGGTCGATGATTCGACGTTTTTGTCAATAGTACGACGGTTTTGTAGGTTTGTCAAATATAATTCGACGATTTTGTAGGTTTTTTTATAAAAGCGCTAATTCTGCGAGTTGATAAAATAGGAAGAGTAAAAAAGCGATGAAGAGAAAAAGAAATGGTTTTGGTTCCATTTTAAAAGGTTGGTTGATGTTCGGGACGGATCATTACGCAGAATATGACCCATCTTTTTGATGAACTTCATTGCCGGTTAAAGGCGGATTGAACACGCATACCAAAACAGTGTCAGTAATTGCTAAAAATTTATGATCATCATTTTTATCTAAAATGTAAACCATTCCTGGAAATATCTCAAAAAATGCTCCTGACTCAATGTCATGAAGTAGACCTTTCCCGCTTACACAATAACACGTTTCTAAATGGTTTTTATAGTGCCAGTGTCTCCAATCCCCTTTGGGTATTTCTGTTTTTGTGAGCGTGTATCCCATATTGTCAGATTCTAGCAGTATTCTATTGCTCACCATTCCGCAATCAAATTTAACAGCTCGATCTGTAGTTTTTAGATGCTCTGTGTTTATTATTTTCATATGTTTTTATACTTTTCCATTATTTGGCGCTGCCTAAGTGCCTGCTCTTTTGTTGGAGCGAGACCCATGTATTTACAAGTATGATCATTCTTTAATATTGTAATTGCAAACCTCTTCCAGCTTGCAACGTCGCTTGCGCTGGTTGATAAAAAATCAAGATGATCAGGGAAGCGTCTAATTCTTACTCTCTGAAGCGTTTTGCTTCCATATCTCGTCATTCCGTTTAACTTAAATTTAACGCCATTATCCCTTAACTGCCAGATGATTTCATCTTTTAGGCCGCGCCCCACTCTGCCCCAATACTTAAACGATTGAATGAAGCGCATCCTAAAATTATCTGCAACCTCTTTTGGAAGAGTATCAAGTAAGAATTTTGTGAACGATTTCCAAGTATGGCCTTTTGGAAGTTTAAAAGACCTATACCCTAATTGCTTTCCATAAGTAGCGACGAAATTTGCCCCCTGGACCCTGGCGCATAACTTAGCCCATACATGAGGATCAATAACACGGTAAAGCCCTAGGCTTGATTTAGATTCAGACATGAATGGGGAAGCAACCCGCATTGAGTGAACTGGGACACCGGCTTTATAAAATATGTCGTAAAGCTCGTTATATTCCCATTCAAACTTAGCGTTTGCAGCCCATATATCTTCCGTTCTCCAATCATAAATAGGATAGGCATTATAAACTAGCTTTGTGTTTTTCTTTGTCCAGCATTCGCCATGCAGCTGCTCTTTTCTGTCGTTCATAATCGTTCGATATCGATTCAGGCTCTCAACTGTCCTAATCCCAATTAAACACGCGCATGATTCTCCTTGAGCGTACCAATCGCCAAATTTATCCCAAAATTCATCATAATTCATATCTTCCCAGAAAAAGTCCATTTTGTGTTTTTTGTAGCAGTTCTGGAAATTAACAATATAATCATCCTTCGGCATTGGTTTTATCCACCGATCTTTGTCGCGTTCCCCCCAACATTGCCACTCAACAGCGTAAGAACTGACAGTACATGGCAACGTAATAGGCAAACAGCACCAATAAACATCAAGCAAATCCAAGTTGTTCCTGATAATCGAGTGCATAAACGTAAGCGAGTATTCATAATTCGCTTCATTGTCCATGATCATTAGCCCGATTTTTTTGGTTATTCCGTGTTTACGCATATAGTCAAGCATTAGATTAAGCATTACACCTGAATCCTTACCGCCTGAGAATGATAAATAGATACGGCTGAAATTTTCAAAAAGAAATTTGATTCTGGTTTGGGATGCTTCGTAAACGTTTTTTGTTTTGTTGTAGACTCTTTTCATCTCGTTTTTCCAGTTCGATTTTTTTAAGAATGTGATACCATTCTGATTTTTTAGGAGTGAACCCTAGTGACTTTAACGAGTGGTCATTGCTTAAAATAGCTATACAAATAGACTTATATGACGGAGCAAGGCACAATTTCATTAATTTGTCTGGCACTTCGTCAGGTATGTCATCTGGATACCCACGATGTTTCCAAACATCATTATATTGCTGTATTTTTGATTCCATATTTCAAGATATTTTTTTGCTAGTTTGTCGGCTCGATATTGTTGCTTATCTGTCAGTAATTTGTACCCGCCTCTTGCTTCTGCTGGTATTCCGGCATGATAAGCCATAGAAGCCTGACCGAGCCACGCAATTTTATTTCTACTCTGATCAGATAAAAAATGTTCACAACTGAATTTCCATTCTGTGATAACCTTTGACAGCACATCTCCAAACAACTGCAAATCAGATAAAAATATCCTGTACCGCTCCTGACATTCATCTTTTGTTTCGCCGATATCAGCAAACGAGCTATAGAAACCAGCTTTATAGCATTCCCACTTATGCCAAGGATGCCAGATTTTTTTCATTCTGCTTGCTCCAAGTAATCTTCTTTTTCGTCGTTCCATCCAGATTCTGCCGTCCATGAATCTGAAAAGTCACGGTTCTCAAAGAGTGCCGCAACGCCTGTAATCTGCTTAAATCTTAGAAGCTCATCTGGGCTACACCCTATATGATTCATAATCCATCTGTCGCCCTTACCCATTTCGACTAGTTCACTGATGATACAAGACATTAACTCAATATTATGCGAACCCCTTGCGCGGTTGTGCCTGATGGTTGAAGACATTCTATCGCTTTTACTGTCAGTTGACTCGTTTATATTAACAACCGGAAGCCTGCCAAACATGCGCTCCCTGATATCTTCGTTATCTCTTCCGACAATGTTTCTGTGAAATCCGTCAACAACTTCTATTCCACTGTCATGCTTCCATGAAACAATTGGCTGAGTATAATGGTCTTCTCTGATTGATTGCTCTAAGAGATGCATCTCAGGAGGGGCGACGGCGTTAGGGTTGTAATCGTTGGCGTGTATTTTTTCTTGCTTCTCCCAAAGAACGCAGTCAACAGGTTCATTTTTAAATGGGCTGTTTGCGTGAAGAATATTTTTAATATCATTTAGAGCGTCTATTTTTTCACCAAGCTCCATTCCATTTATCAAATCAATTACAGGAGCAAGTCTTAATTTTAACTCATAATCCATTTCTACCTCCTAAAATAAAAAAGCCCAATCAAAATAAGTTGTCGAGCAAATCATAAATATGAAATTGCACTTATCAAGATTGGGCCTCTTATGATTCACTCGACTATTAAAGTATTAACTATATTAATATTATTGTCAACTAAAAAACACTCCCAACAATCTTGACATCCTTTGCGCTGTCGGTAGTCGGTTTTGATTTATTCCACTGTTTGAAATCGTCCCAGTCTGGACCCTGTTCAAACTCGCGGAAAGCTAAAATAAAAGCGGCGTCTGAATAAATACAACATGATTCGGCTTCGTCCCTTGCGTGGTCGTATGGCTTAACCATAACACCGTTTTCGTTTGGTCGCCTGATTGTTAGTTGCCTTATAATTTCTTCTGTCATGCTTGGCTTGTCTGATATATGGAAATTTGACTCGTTTCCTGCCTCTTTGTTGTCGACATGCCTTTTTAATAGATTACGGAGGCTAACCCGTTTAATATTGGAGTACACGCCCCAACTTTCAAACCCGTCAATATCAACGGTCACATTTTTACCGATGAAATTGATTGTACCTTTGGTGACTTCTTTACCAAATACGCCGAATACTTTCTGGAAATGAAGCGGTTCGAAGTTCTGTAGAAAGTGCTTAACCCATGCCTCATCTTTTCCCCATCCCAAATCAACAGCCGCACAATAGATGGGTTGTTCAACTTTCCAGCTATTGAGATACCGTTTTGTCAGAATAAAATCATTGACCGCGTTCCATGGAGATCCGTCTAGTCCGGGTTTAATTTTCGGGTCCCCGCCAAATATCTGATGATCAATAATATATCTATCGTTATTCGGACCGAATCCATTTACTTGCCCTTCAATCCGTCCGGGGTTTTCCTGGACATCAAAACCACAACTGAGGATTACGCAATTTTCTGGTAGAGGTTCCAATTTTTCTCTCGTTTTATAGAGTGCTGAGTGACTGACGGTTTTTCCAACTTTCTTTTTCCAGGGTCTGGCCTGCTTCGAATTCCGGTGCCGGATCTTTTCGCCTTCGTCTCCGGTTTCGTCAAATACTTTTGAAGCTGTGAGCCAGTCTTGGGCATATTGAGTGAAAGGATAGCCAAGCATGGAATAAAGGCTTGATATTCGGTAGCCTTTTATTAGTGGGTCGGTTCCCTCGGCGTGTGGCCTCCATTCCCAATTCTGTAGAACTTTGTATTTGTGGCGCTCATAGACTTGATGTTTGCAGTCCGTGTCCTGGCATAGAATATAGGGTTCTTCTGTCAGCGTGTAGTTTTCATGTGGGATTTTGAGGTTGTCAAATTCCCATGTTTGCATCAATCCGCACCGAGGACACTTGACGTAAAAGTGATTTTTATCAGTTGTCTCAATCGCTGGCCAGATAATTGATTCACCCTCCGCCCTGGGGGAACTGTTTGCAAAAATCTTGTAGTCTCCAAACCTGCCAGACACCCTGTCGAATAATAGTTTAAGCGGTGATCCTTCCCCTATCTTTCTATTCTCAAACTTGCCCGACGTTGTGGCGCCTATATTCATTCCAAAACGGTCAAGGTCATCAATCAATAACAAACTAGCTGATATCTTAGCAAACGCGGTTCCGGTTGCACCACCCCTGGTTATCAATGCACCGCCCGGCCATTTCTTAAACAAATAGGCGTCATCCCCTTTTTTAACGTTCTGCAGGACTTTCTGAATGTAATCATTTGCTATAATTGTTTCGGCTAGTTCGTCCTTTGCCCAAGCGACGGCCATTTCTTTGACTGCATGCATGGCTAAAATTGGGCCTCTGATTCTGCAATCAATGCGGTAGGCTATTAGAATCAGGTTTAAGGTTGACTTTGATAATTGGGTTCCGCTGCATAAATAAACGACTTTGACCGGGGATTGTGGGCTCAAGTCATCCATTATTTTGATCATGTGTGGGGAGTAAGACAGGTCAATCAAGCCCTGCATTTTACTTGAGGCGGGAAGGTGAAAGCGGTTTTTTGCCCAATCCTGAATACGAATGTTTGGGTCTGGGAGGACTGCACGGTGGATTATGGAATCAATACTTGAAGTATCTTTTTTTTTAATTCATCTTCTGATAAATCGTCGAAGTTCTCAGCGATTACTGACAAGCCGTGATGGTTGTCATCCTCGATTATTCTTTCGATTTCGTGCCTGGATTCAGCACCCTCGACTTTTGAGCCGATCCTGTCTTTTTGGCCTTGTTGATGTTCTCGGAATTGTCTGATGAAATTAAAAACGCTGTCAGAGAGTGTGTTGACGTCAACTAGCTTTTTTTGTTTTTCCTTGTTCTCAATTCTGACTTTTTCGGATTGATGGAAGGCTTTGTGTTTTTCTATTCGTTCGCGGGAGTCGGTAAGTTTGAGCGGCCCAGCTTGCTCGATGTCTTGTTCGTGTTCTTCTGTGGTTGGCGCTGGTGAGGATTTATTACCAGTTGAACTATCCGGCTTTTCCGGTGAGTTGGCTTTTTTCTTTCCGTTGTGCCTTTTGCCGCCAATACCAACGCGTTTTTTAAGCTCTCCTGATTCGGCTATGGCTGCGACTGTTTTTTCCTTGTTGTATTTTTTACCAACTTTAAAGAATAAATATTTCTTTTTTTTCTTAAGTTGAGAAACGGCCGCTTCGCTACACCCAAACGCTTCTGAAATTTGTTTTTGTGTTATTAATTCCATTAAATTAGATATTTTCTTAAGTTATTCTTAAGTCAAAAAGTGTGCCAAAAGTTTCGAAATATTGGGCAGTCGCTC